AAGTAGTAAAATGAGCAAAATTAACGATTATGCTAAGTTTGTAGACACTACAACAAGTAGGGAGTCTAAAAACTTTATGGCATTTATAGATAGCACAAGTAAGCTAGATGTTCAGGACAACATGAACTTGCCGAGAGTAATGACAAGCGCAATCGGTATGCTTGCTGAGAGTGGAGAATTTACTGAAGTGCTAAAGAAAATGGTATTTCAAGGTAAGGAGTTCAATGAAGAGAACCGCTTCCATATGAAAAGAGAATTAGGCGACATACTTTGGTATTGGATTCAGGGTTGTATAGCACTAGGTTATACACCTGACGAAGTAATGGACGAGAATATTAAAAAGCTTGAAGCTAGATATCCAAATGGCTTTGAGGTAGCACGAAGTGAAAAGCGTGAAGTAGGAGATATATAATGGAGTTATTAAACGATATAGTTTTATTCCCTTATTACACCTTTAACTACATCTTTAGTTTAGCATTTTGGGGTATATTAACAATATATACACTAAACTGGATAAATGAAAACAATGATTCTGACTTCTTTCAGTATAAATGGAACAGAATGTTAGATAATATCCATGATTTCTTTCTAAAGTTTAAGTTTTGGGGTAAGAAATGACACAACATAGCGAAATAGTAGAGCAACAAAGGCTACTAATCGCTGCTGAAAAGTGGGCAGTTGGAGTGAAGTCGCTCCATGTCCATAGTAGTAATTCGATGCATTATGATGATAGACCTGAAGATACTGAAGGTAAGTCTGTAACTGACATCGAATACTATGGTGGTTGGATAGAAAGGTGGCAAGATAACCAACATATCCATACTTTTGGTAAGAAAATGGGTAGGAAAGAGTTGTTAGAAGCTTATGGGAGAGTTCAAAGTGACCAACGCTAAGCCTAGAAAGGAAAGAATGGCAGATGAATACTGGGAAGCACAGACACAGTATGGAAACGATGAAGCTGTGCATATATGTAGTGAGAAGTGGGGCATGAGTATCTACAGAACACTAAAAGAAATAGAAAAAATTGAGGAGGACTTATGGCTGTAAACTATACACCCGAAATGGTCGACCTAATGAAAAGTAGGTATAGTGCTAATCCGACCAGAGAAACAGTAGAAGAATTAGCAAATGAGTTGAATAAGAGTATAAAATCAGTAATAGGTAAACTGAGTAGAGAAGGAGTTTATGAAAAGACTGAGTATTTAACTAAGACTGGAGAGAAACCAGTAACAAAACGAGAGTTAGTAGAGAAAGTAGCAGAGATATTAGCAGTAGACTATCAAGCCCTAGCGGGGTTAGAAAAATCTCCGAAGTCCAGTTTGAAGCTACTAGAAGAAACATTGATAATTAACCTGAGACCTGAGGAGTTCAAATGAGAGTATGTAAATTACAAAGAAAAGGTAAGATGGAATATGCTGAAGTATTGGGATTAACTGACACCCCGACGGGTGTTAAAGCAAGATTAAGATTTGCTGATGACACTAGGGACTTGCTACCTGTAACACAAATTCGTATGTTGCAAGATAAAGACCTAGAAAAACTCGGAGTAGGCAAACTAGCAAGGAAACTCTGGGGAAGCTAAGGGACAATTTGATGTAATTATCATCTCTTACGAATAAATTACCTCACTTTATGTGGGGTTTTTTATTATTGATTTATTGCGAATTGGACGAAGTTAAAGAAATTGGAGACGAATTTTTAGTAAGATGTTAGAAGTTGTTGTTGGATTGGGTTCGTTGCGACTTTATTTGGTTTCTTTAGTTGAATTGATTAACACAATATACTCCTTGATTCTCTCCAGAATTTTTCAGATTGGAGTATCGCATCTCCCCCGCTGTCGCTCCTCCGATGCTCCTACAGAAGATTCTGAGATTAGGAGTGGTGGAGTAAGTGGTGATTTGTTTTGATTACATTCTTAATTTATAGATATATTTTATCACACTTTTTGAAATTTTGCAAATTGTATTTTTGGGTAGGTAGTTGTGCGAGGGGTAGAAGTAAGTTTTTGGTACGAAAAAATAAATTATTTTTCGAAGATAGTAGTGTTGTGATGATGATTTTTTATAGTTATGACCATCGCTCACATTAAATGTTTAGGTCTTCGCTTTAAATGTCTGGTATTTTCTTTCGTAATTTTTTGTTGTCTCTTGACTGCAGCCGCTTTTAGGCGCTTTCTTTTTTGATTAGGTTTTTCGAAGTATTCGCGTTTCCTTACCTCTTGGACAATGCCAGCAGTTTGACATTTTTTACGAAAGATTCTCAATGCTCTCTCGAAGGGCATATTTTTAGAGTTAACGCTTGGCATCTGTTACCCTATCAAATGTAAAACCTTTCTTCCGCATCTGGTGCACTTTACTACGAATTGATTGCCCACTACGCCCGAGTTGACCCGCAATGATATTCATTGAGGTATTGTTGTAATGCTTTCGCAGATACTTTATTTCTTCGTCAGTCCAAGTTCTCATATAGTTATTATACTAAATATGAGAGCAAAAGTCAAGAACTATTTTTGTTGAACTTCCAAAATATCTTGACTGCGCGCTTAAATAGTAGTATAATATATACTGAATGAAAAAATAAAAGGAGAAACGCATGATAATTCAAGGCAGTATGAGATACAGTCCTAGTGGCAGAAAAAGAAAGACAAATGCTTGGAAAAAAGCAAAAGCCCCAAACTTCAAAGCACAAGCACAGAAGAAGATAAAACCAAGTGCAGAAACGAAGAAAGAATATCCTAGTATGACAACGGGCAAATACTCAGCCCCAGTAGATAACTCGTGGAAAGTAGAAGAAAGTAAAAAATATCCCGTTGCACCTGCATATAACAAGGGTGCTTATCAAGTTATACCAGCTTCAGATATCAAACATATAGGCAAATAACATGGAACTGTTCGGATTCAACGAATACCAATGGCTAGTAATAACTATATGTGCATCAGGTATCGGCTATACTCTCGGTAAGAGAATAGGAATGTCTAATACCCTCGTGTATTTAAGGGATAAGGGCATGATAGATTATGATGACTGAAAATAGTTCTTGACATCAAGTTCAAAAATTGGTATAATAACGAAGTAAGTGAAAAATTCGCTTACATAATTAACTGCTTACCGAAAGGGAGCTAAGCGTGACCGAAAGGCACTACAGGAGAAAATACTATGGTAGCACATACACTACATAGAGAAATACTTAAAAACTTTTGGCTAGGACATAATCCAGATTGGTTTGACCAAATGGAAACAAACTACCCAAGATATAATATAGTGGAGGGCAAAAGTGGATTCAAACTTGAAATCGCTGTGCCCGGTTGGAGTAAAAAACAACTATCCGTAATTCAGAAAGACAATGAGTTGCGAATAAAGGGTGTTAAAGACAGCGAAGGAGGTGATAATTATCTTCATCGAGGATTAAGCGGTAAGTCATTCGACAAAACATTTATCCTCAATTCCGACCTTAAAGTAGGCAAAATCAAATTACTTGATGGCTTACTCACAGTCAATATCACGAAAGACATGAGCAAAGAGGTTCAGTTCGATATCGACTAAGACTAGCGGGGGTGCAACCCACCCCCTCTTTTCCTCCACTAAGGAAACCCAACTATGAAAACAGGAAGTAAAGGAATAGAACTAATCAAGCACTTTGAAGGGTGCGAACTAGAGGCATACAAGTGCCCAGCTGGTGTGTGGACAATAGGATATGGACACATAAAAGGCGTGAAAGAAGGTATGACAATTACCGAACTACAAGCAGAAGAAATGTTAAAGTCTGAATTAAATGAGTATGAAGGCTACATAAATAACTTAGTTACTGTAGAACTAAATCAAAACCAATTCGATGCAATGGTATCATGGGTTTATAATTTAGGTGGTGGTAACTTGAAAGCAAGTACACTTCTGAAAGTTCTAAACTCAGGAGAATATGACGGCGTACCAGCTCAAATGATGAGGTGGAACAAAGCTGGTGGTAAAGTATTAGAAGGACTTACAAGACGCAGACAAGCAGAGGCAGACCTCTTTGTAGCATGAAAAGGTTCTTCAGTCAACTTAATTACTATCTTGCGAAAGTATATATGCCGATATGGAACTTCTTAGTCTGGCTATATGAGTATATAAAGTATGCTTTATTTCCAAGATATAAGTTGACAGTAAGTTATAATGCGATATTTGGTGACTCTGACGACAAAGATTACATAGTTAAAAAGTTCCACAAGAAGCAAGACAAATACCTATCTTTTACTACTGATGATGATGAATTAGTAGAAATTAGAGGGGCAGAGGGCTTGAATTACAGGATAGAACAGTTATGAATCAATTACTAATAGGAATTATTATAGTATTAAGTCTAGGGAGTTATTACTTATACAACCAAAACCAAGTGTTGCAAGCAAATAATGCGCAGCTAGAAACTGCCGTAGCAACACAAGAGCAAGCGATTGCAACAATGCAAACAGACTTCGCTCTTCAGACAACCCAACTGAATGATTTGCAAAAGAAAAGCCAAGAAGCACAAAAGGAAATGAACAGATACCTTGACATCTTCAAAAGGCATAATTTAACCAAACTAGCGGCTGCAAAGCCTGGGTTGCTAGAACCAAGAATCAACAATGGAACGAAAGATGTATTTGACTCAATCGAAGAAATTAGTAGGACTATTGACTCTCTCGATAATGGCGTCGAGTTGCAG